GTCGCTTCGAGAAGGTCTTTCATCCGTTCGAATTTCCCCTATTTATGAACCTTTAAAAGTTCGTTTAATAACAAAAGGGGATCCATGGTTATATAGTAGGCTGAAGCCCTATCAAACAGCTCTTTGGGAAGGAATGCAAAGGTTTCCAATTTTCAAATTTACTGGGATTAATTTCTCATTAAAAGAAAATAGGTGTAATCCGAAGCTTGTTGAAGATCAATTAAAGATTGGTCCAATAAGTGGTCATGATGTATTCGTTTCCGCTGATTATAAAGCTTCTACTGATAGTTTTTCTATGGAATATACGAAAGTAGCATTTGATGTTGCTTTTGGTGAATTTGAACAGGCAAAAGAATGGTTATGGAAGGCTATAGGTCCACAGGAATATGAAGATGATGATGGGAATTATCTTGGCACACAGCTGAGAGGACAATTAATGGGTTCTCCTTTGAGTTTCCCTATACTGTGTTGTATAAATGCAGCTTTAGTTCGTAGGGCCTTTGAACTTTATTATGGAAAGAAATTTACTCTTTTTGAGATTCCGGCTTTAGTTAACGGCGATGATCTTTTATTTCGTTGTGATATTGGAGTTTGGCGTATTTGGAGAGAGATGACTGACGCCCTTGGTTGGGAGCAGTCTGCTGGTAAGAGTTTTGTTTCTCGGAACTTTTGTCAGATTAATTCTACAACTTTTCCAGTTCAACAAATTTATGAAAGTCTCCCATATTCTGTATATGGTAATAATCTAAAGAGTAATCTGTTTTCAGATTTCTACCTTGGTGAGTCTTTTCCTTTCATTAATTTTGGTTGGCTTGAGGGAATGGGTAAGGATGTTAAATGTTTGGATTCTCCGAATATTTTAGGTTCTATCCATGGTTATGAGGAGGAGGTAAAATTTATGAGTCGTTTAGAGCCTAAGATCAGAAAGAGAGTTTTCTCTATCTGGAAAGATCGTCTTAGCGACATTGGAAATGAAGCATTCGAATCTGGTTTAATTCCTTATAGACCGAGACCCGAATATCCTTTTGCTTTTGGTGGTTTTGACCTTGGTTTCAGTGAGGGGCAAGTTATAGATTATGACTTTGCTCTGAATGCTGCGACTTTTCATCGTACTAAAGATCAAGAAATTGATATTTTGGCGGGTGATAAGCAATCGGACTGTTGGATCCAGCGGTTAGGTGTTAACTGGAGGGAGGGTGACTTACTATACTCTAATGGTGATATTTATGATCTTAACTTTAAAAAGGCTAGACATTATTGGAATCCTAAAGAATCTGAGTGTAAAACTCAAATGGTTTTTAAGAATTTCAATATGAATAACACTTTTAAAGTTAAGATCAATGAGTATGACTTTAGAGATAGTTTTAGTGACTCTGTTGATGTGGATGTTCCAGGTTGGAAGCTCCCTAGAAAGAGTTCCATGGATAATCTCATTAAGTATGAAGATTCATGGAATATACTGGACTTATGTGGAAGGAATCGACCTGGTGATACTAGGAAGATTTGGACCGGGGATGAAATTCAAAGTTGGATTAAACCATATGATCAGTCAATCTCTTTGATTGAGGCTGTGGCATAAATACTATGGAAAGTTTATGCTAAGTATGGTAGGCGGATCTGGGCTTGGTAAAGTTG